CTGCACCGTTGGTTTTAGTTGGATTAAGCCTAACGTCATAACTGTTACGTAACTGCTCTACAGTACCATCAGAGATGGCTTGTTCCAGTTGTGCCGGGTTGTAAGCACTCAACTTGTTAAGAAAATCTTGAGTGCTGTTATCAATCTGGATTTGACGGTTATCAGCATTAACTTGTTGCTGGTTTCGAATAATATCTTCAAAGCCGCTAAAGCCAGAATTAATACTCTGTCCTGCTCTAGCCAGGGCCGCAGAAGCACCACTGATATCAAAGTCGGAGTTAACATTTCTCCACGTAATAGGTTGAGCCATTACTTGATCCCCCACTTAGCCATATAAGATGCAGTATCTTCTGTATAATCAGGATTAAAGGCTGCTCTAGCTGCTTGCCTATCTTCAAGCTGCCGGTTAGTAGAAGTTCTCTGAGCATCCCAGTTCATATCAAACTGACGCTTCTGCTCTTTAAGAGATTTCTTGGCTATATCAAGTTGCTCTAATCCAATCCAACCTTGGAATAAGGAACTAGCAGCACTTAAAGCAGGCATACCCCAACCATTAACTTTAGTACCGTCAGCTTTTGTATAACCTAGCATACCCTGCATGAAAGAAGGGTCAGTGTTAGCATTTAAAGATGAGTTACTGTCATAAAGGGGTAAACCATTTCTTGCAATTCCAGCCCCTGCCATATCAGTACCGTATAATGGGGCGTTAAACCAGGACTGTTGTTGCGCTTGTTGATTCAATAAGCTGTTTAAGATGTCAGACATAAACTTTTACCTCTATACGTGGATCACGTTCTATACCAGAAAGTGTAAGGGAACTGCTTACAAAATTTTCTATTGTTTTATAAGCCAGCGATCCTACGTTTCCGGTGTGGATTGTTCTTGCGAAATACTGCTCTGGAGTTTCATCCGGCAAGTTTAAAGGTACGGTGTACCTGTCTTGAAAAGGGGAATCCAATAAGTCTAAGTTGAGTTCCTTTTCGATGTCTTCCAGTTCCTGTAGTTTGGAGTTTGATTCCTCAAGGAAGCTCTGGTATTCGTCACTGTATTCATTGAAGAGGTGCTTTAACTCTGACTGAGTAGCCATCTGAATACCGGATACCGCACCTATCAATAAGTTAGGGTCAACTAAACCAGGAAGATTGGTACCTATACCTGCGGCTACAACCCCGGTCGTTAAGAGAACTACTGACAGTATAAATGCGTATTCCGGTCCTAGAACTTCAACAATTACAATTCCGAGCAACTTTAGGATAAGTAACTGTCCGAGAAAATTACCGACAATTACTGCTGCAGCGGTAATAGTTGAAGCTGATATTATTGACCCAATAGTTGCGATAATATTACCAATACCAATGACAGCAGTAACAATGGCTACCATTCCCATAAAGACTTTGAAGATACCAGTCTGGTACCATTTCAGCTTCTCTACAATTTTCGCATTGAATATGAATCGGAAATTACGGGTGTAGAACTCGTTACGTACCGACCAAGACAACTCTTTAGCAACCACCATGTTGACAGGTATTACACAGTTTTCGTGGGAAGACAGGTAAGCGTCAGTCCTCGATCCTATTGGGAAATAGTTAGTTAATCCTACAAGCTTTATTTCAATATAAAGTCCCGGCAATGCCTGATAACAGTAGGATACTGTGGGATATTCTATAGATTGTGTTGAATAATCTGCTACTCCATAAGAAACCCCTGCTTCAGCTAATACTGTACTATGGTTTTCAACTCCTGTTATTAAAGCGTACTTACCTACGGGGGCTATAAACCCAGTACGGTAAACCTTCCGAATATCTTCAAATTTAATCCCTAAGTCAAAATATTTGCTATCCCACTCTAAAGCGGTAGTTCTGTATCCCCTACTTAGGTTATATCCAGAATTGTTAAAATTAACACGTGACTCAGCAACATTAAAAATGTCGTCGTGTAAGTATTCGAAGTATTTATACAGATACTCCAAATCAGCTTGATTATCTGATTCTGCAGGTACTGCTAAAGTAAGTGCTGCAGATTCAATATCATCAATGTCAGGGTTAGCATAAATCTGATCTTTGATTACCCCATAATCTAACCCTAAAGCATCAGTTATGTCCTTAATTCCTTCAATATAGGTAGGACTAAGTTCCTTCTTATTTTGTCGAAAAACAATATGAGGGAAGTATTCCTTCCCATGAAACTCGCCAAACATCAGCATGTTATCTAGGGCTGGATAAGTGCCAGTACCTTCTTCATAAAGCCAAACATTAATATCATTATCACTTGGGGTAACTCTCCACCCGGAGTCGCCGTCGTTCTTAGTAATTATACATTGTGCATAGTTTTTACCTTTATGTGGGGTAAGGTCAATGAACTCACTGGCAGTTTGGATACTATTATTACTGTCTACCCATTCATAGAAGATTTCTACCCCGTAAGTTCCTAAACCAGTAACAGGTTCTCGTGATGGGGCATATTCATTTCCATAAGGTCTTGAAGGTGCTGGACCTCCTCTAGGGTTTATGTGAACTCCACGTACGTACTTTTGATGTACTTTTACCAAACTTAGTACATCGTAATGCGCCACCATATCTGTTAAGTAGCAAGTATGCCCAACTTGAGTTGAATAGTGAGGAATTTCGTTAGCAGCAAAATCAAAATCGTACAAATTAAATAGCGTGTGAAACCCTGCAAATAGAGGGTGTAATGGCCCAAACAATTCGTATTTAATTACGTTTACACCTGTACCGTAAGAAGCGTCGTGGATATCCCTGGCTTCCTGTACAAAACTCCAATAGGTATATCCTGATAAATATGGGGTGCCGAAGCCAGTTATATTCTGAGTAACCTCGTATGCCCTGTCTATTTTATTGTGATACCCGTTTTTAACCTCACGCATGTACTCATCAAACCGATCAGTCCCCCAAGCTAATGATCTTTGGTTTGCTGCTAGAGTTGCTTTAGGTAAATTTTCGACATCAAACATAGGCTGTGTCTGGGTACTTATGTGAGTTTCATTTAATCCAAGTATAGAGTCCCAAATACTCATAAAACACTCCTATATAAAAATGGGGGCCTAAGCCCCCAATATATCTACTCTCTAAAGTAAGTTTCGGACTTTTTAAACGCCTATACCTGTCTTGAGTTTAGCTACAACTGCGCCTACATCGGCAGCTCCCAAATTAGCCCCATTTAAAGGAACTTCATGTGCAGTGTATTGAGTCATAGCAGCATCAATCATCATCTTCGCGGCTTTTTGTTCTGCATCGCGTATATACCCCTCTGCCTGGTTTTCATAGAGGGTTTTCTGCCTACCAATGATCGAATCAGTATCAACACCCAGACTAGAGACTTGTGCCTGTTCGGTTACTACTTTCTGGTTAAGTAAACTAATTTCCGAACCAATCTTAGTTACTTCAGAGGTTACCTTGAGCTTCTGCTCAACCAGTACATCAAACTCAGCGTCAAGCTTACACTTCTGAGCTTTAAGGACTGTTTCCTCTGTTACTGCGTTAATTACTTTCTGATCGGTAAGTAACTTGTCTGCATTGGTAAGGCTAGTTCTTGCGGTGGTTAAGGCAGTTTCGGCATCCAACTGCGAATGCTTCTTCTGTTCAGTGGTTACTTGCGCATCAAGGATTAAACCTTGTTTACCTGCGTTAGTTACTTGAACATCTACAAGAGCTTTTTCACTATTGGTTTTAGCTGTTTGCGCACTCATCAAGGTAACTTCAGCATCCATCTGAGCATGTTTCTTTTGCTCAGTGGTAAGTTGTTCAGCAAGAATGGCACCTTGGGCTACTGCATTAGCTGTTTCTTGCGTGGTTTTACTGGTTTGAGCAGCTAATAAAGCGATCTCCCCATCGATCTGAAGTCTACGCTTTTGCTCAGTAAGGATTTGTTCTTGAAGTAATTGAGCTTCAAGATCAGTACGTTGTTTTTCAAGAAGTAATTGTAATGCGTTCTGCATTACAGCCTGGAGACCTCCCAGGTAAACCTGAGAATACTCTGAACCTTTAAGGCGACCTTTACTGTATTCACGTTGAACGTGCTCATTAGTCGCCTGCATCAGGACATCAAAGACTCCAGTACCGTCAATAGTACCGGAGGTTAAATCATTAACGGTTACTGCAGCCATAGAAATACCCTAGTTTGTGCCTTTAGCCATTGCCTGTCGTTGAGCCAAATCTTTAAGTTCTGCTTCGGTAAGAGCTGGTAGAACTTCGATAGAATAGGCATTTATCATCTTGGCTTCGGTAATTTCATTACCTTTAGCATCTTTACGGACATTGAAGACTTGTTGCTTCTTCCCTTTAAGGACGTTGTAGATGATACGAGGTACGTGCCATTCCACATCAAAAGGGATGTATTTTTTTACAGTACCAATTTTGTTGTTACCTGCTGTAATGATAACGCCCTGCTGACTTGCTCTGGATTGATCCATGTTGGTCACACGTACACGAACCAATTCTAAAGCTGCTTGTTTAGCGGACTTAGCTTTTTCTGCGGGAGTGGTTTCGGGCTTAGAATCAGAATCTCCATCTTCCGTAGACACAGCTTCATCTACTTTAGCTCTTAGCTTTTCAAGTGAAATATTTGGGTGGAACTTAATGCCCATCAGATTAGCTCGCTGCTTCAGTGCTTCAAACTCATCGTTAATAATTGATTCTTGGGTATCGTTACTCATTGGAACCTCTAAAATTAATATGGGAAAAGAGGGGGCGAGTTACCGCCCCCCTATAAATTACATAGATGCTGCAGTTTTAATCAAAGCGATACGCTCAGGACGTTCCGCAAGGAAGCCGTAGTACCACTTGATTGAGCTGAAACCTTTCTCACCGTAAGGATCATTACGGTCAGCAGTAGCTTCTCCTGGCATCTTAACCATAGTTTTGAACTTAACGGTCTTACCGTCAGTCTGGAAACCAATGGTAGAGAAGGACTCAGAACCAACAACCAACATCGGGAAGATGTCGTATTTATCCCCAGTCTCGTAATGAGTGTCTGTACCAGAGGCATCAGCACCAGCTCCTGCCCATTTCAACATCTCAGGAACAACAACGATACGGAAATGGCTAATAGAGCCAATCTCTCCCTGCATTACTTCAGTACCGGCAGCATATTTATGCACAGGAATGAAAGCAGGGTTGTTATGTAAGTCTTTCATTGCTTCAAGCGTGGGCTGAAGTTCTGAACCAACATACATGATACGTGCCGCTGGGATAGTGCGAGTATCGGTTAAGCGAGTACCTGTGATAATGGTAGTGTGCTTAGGTGTGCGGTTGTTATCCAGGTCGATAGACAAGCGCAACAAATCACCGTAAGTAACTACATCAGCGTTATCTACTTCGGCATCGGCAGTTGCATCACCTGCGTATCGCTCAATACCTGCGTTGTTAATCAGGTCAATCTGGAGCTTATCTTCAGTGATCTCATGCGCACCGTTGAGCAATTCACGACTCATGTGTCCGTAAAGGTCTTCTTCAGTATCAAAATCCAAAGACTCTTGGGTAAATTCAGTGAAGAAACCCATCTTCTGGATTGTACCTTCAAGTTCCAAGCGCGTGAAACCAACCCGGTTAACTCTACCACCGTTCTCAGACAACACCGGCAATTTACCGTTAATTGCACCAATGTCTTTAGAGGAACCATACAGGTTACCACCATTCTGTACTACAGAACCGCCAGCACCTGCTGCTGTACGTGCTGCAGCTTCAGTAGCGTAAGAGCCATCTGCGTTAGCCCCAACACCATCAGTTTTACGCGTACCATTTGCCAAGTAAGCATCCCAAGTGCCCGCAGTAATAACAGCACCTGCAGCATCCAAGCCCTGGTCGTTTACGTTGGCATCATCCAACAACGGAACCCAGGAATTCTTTTTAATCTTCTTACCAAAATGTTTTGGTAGATTGATAGTGGATGACAACTGCATGAAATACTGCTCTTTACGAGCTTCAATCAACGCTTTCTTGTCGTAGTAGTCGGTTCTAATCTGAGAACCAACACTAGATGGGCTACCGCCCGCTGGATCGTTATAAATAATAGTCATGTGCGTTACCTATCGTTTAAACAAATTTCGAGTTAGCAGCTTTCAAGAACTCTTCATCTGACATAGACAGAGGGTTAAAACTGTCTGGAGATTTAGAGCTTGGTTTACTGCGTGAAGGCGAAGCAGCTTGTTTTTTACGGGTACGATTGGTGTCTGATTGGGTAGCTTTACGCGCAACGACTTTCTTTTGTGGTGGTGGACTGGCCGGTTCACCTTGCCCAAAGAGTTTGTCACCTGCGAGTTTGTATGCTTCGAAATCAGAAATACCCGTCAAGCGGCCAAAAGTTCTTTCTCGCTCGACTTCCGTCCAAACTTTTTCATAAACGCCATTTGAGACATGCCCATTGATGACCTGAAGCAGTTGGGGATTGGTGGCGATGAATTCACGACTTGCGTCATCCCACTGGTTAGAAACGATATCCAGAGTTTGGGTGTATGCGCCTGTACCCTTAATAGAGTCCAACACTTCATCCATTGCCAATTCTGCATCATCGATCTTATGGGATTTTGGCTTGTAATCACTAGCTTCATCAATATCAATACTCAGAGGATCAATGTTACTGTCCTTCAACAGTTTCTTGATGGCCTCCGGGTTCTTGTTATGCAGGTCAATGAGAAAATCTAACTTCCCATCTTCCAGCAATCCGTTTTTCTCCAAGACCTTCATGGTCTTGATAGATGGCTTTAGAGCTGCCATCTTCTTCGCATAGTTAGCGCCCATCTGCATTAGCTGGATAACTTCTTGCGGGTCTTTAACCTGCATATCCCGGCCATTTGCTTTAAAGCTGGACGTTACCTGCTCGTAGAAAGATTTGAATTCATTATCTGATTCATTCGAGGTTTTAGGAGCTTTCTCAGAACCATCTTCTGTAACTCCCGTATCAACATCTCCTGAGTCTGAACCTTTAACTGAGCTAGTCTCTGTTTCAGTAGCTTCTTCATCAGATTCTTCTTCAGCTTCATCTGAGTCTGATTCACCATCAGTTTCATCACCAGTTTCTTCCTCTGTTACAGTAGACTCAGCGTCAGTTTCAGTAGATTCAGAGTCTTCTACAGTAGGCTCGTCAGACTCCAGAGCGACATCCGTCGCTTCTTCGGAAGAATCAACAGGAGTATTAGGTTCTAAAGATGCCTTTAGGAACTCTTCGTCTGACATACCAAGTGCGTTGGAATTGGTCGATCCGCTCATTACCTTCCCCTTATGCTTCTTCTACGTTTAAAGCTGCGAGTTCGTCTTCGTACTCACCAGTAAGGTCTGCAGCACGTTCAGCTTCGGCAAGTAGGATGTTGAGGAAGGTATGTACCTCAGATATAGCTTGAAGAGACTCAATAATGCCTTCACGCTGTTCAGGTCGAATATTGGGAGCTGCCAGCATCATAGTTAAGCGTTGAGGCTCAGTACCGAAGTAGGTATCCATGAAGACCTTCTTAAAATCACGATTCTTCTGTAGACGCTTAACAGCTTCGCCCAGTAAAACCATTTCTTTTGCTTTTTCCAGACCAGCTTCTAGTTGCTCACGCTCACTCATTTCGGTACCTATGTAGTTAATGTGTTTGGTTGTTAAGGGTGAGGTTAATCAAAGAAAAAAAGTTTTTTGCGGATTTTTTACGTAGAAATGGAAAAATGTGGAAGAAAAGGGGCATATAGCCCCTATTTAGTGGAATAAATTACCTTTGCTGCATGTACTTCTGCAGTTCAGACTGTGTTTTCAAGTTGTGCTCAACGATACTCTTCCGAGTTTGAGCTTCAGCCTGGGCCTGTATCTTTTGAACATCTCGCTCTTGTTTAACACCTGACTCTTGTTCCACGTAATCCAAATTCTTAAGATCAGTATCACTAGCAGCCTGTTCAGCTCTAGCATTATCAAGGTTGGCGTTAGCGTAGTTCTCAGTTGTTTTAGAACGTATCTCCTCAATCTCAGCCATAACCTTCTCCATTTCCATTTGTTGCATTTGCTGCTGTGCTGGGTCAGGTTGAGGCTCGTATCTCTCAATAGAGTGGGCTAATTCAGGCATCTTACGCAATCTGGCTATTTCAGAAAGAAGTATCTTCGTCATATCGAATGGTAAGCTGTTACCCATGGTTTGAAGCATGAAGGCTAACTCTTGAGCTTTAAGCTGCTGTTCTTCTGCCGTAGCAATCTTTAGCTTAACATCGTAGTTACCAGCTAAATCATCCCTACGGACTTCTACAAAGGATTCATCGGTAACACGTACAACTTCTTTTTCATCCAAGAATTCCGCATTCATCTGCATGACCTTACGGCCGACACGGATTAAACCATCAGCTAATCGACGTAAGATTGAAGTCTCTCGTTTACTTGAAGCATCCAAGGCCCCACGTATACCTGCCGCTACTTCACCCATAGACTGAGAGTTAATACCGGCACTGAACGACTTAACACCCGTTAGAGACTCAGCTTCATGTTGCTGCATCTGGAATAGGTTAATGGCAGAAATAGGTATCTCTGAGAAAGTGTGGGTAATGACTGCCTGTCTTGGGTCTACGTTAGCATTGAACTCGTAGTCTTCACCATTACGGAAACGTCTACGGTTTACAGGGTCTAAGGCATCTTTACGGATACCCATTTGTCCATTAGCAGATCGAGCCATAATATCGATCATACCACGCATTAAGGCACCCATAATCTTCTGGTTATCTTCCAGTAATGCGCCATCAGGTTCACCGTAGATACTGTTATCTACTGGGTTAATAGCTACGAATTCAAACGGAATCCATCCACCAGGGAAAGGGTTCTCTTCTAAGCGTATTAGAGTGTTTCCGGCCCATGAAGCTACAATAGGCTCAACAACACCGTCACCATCAATATCCCAAAATCCCCAATATTCATAAACCCAAATCTTTTTTCGTGAAGTATCCTTAAAAGTGAAGCCTGAGTCATTGGATGCTGTATCTGGTTCTCCGAGGGGTGAAGCTGCTGAATCTGCGATCTTTTCAAGGTTCTGGTATCTCCCATCTTTCTGTAAGTCGCTTCGGGTAGTTTCAAAACGGTACACGACGAACTTGGCGTCTTCGAAGTTATTTCCACATGTTGGGTCGATAATGACATTTTCATAATTACATACCTCTACAGTTGGTTGATTTTTAGTAACTTCGGTACGTACACCATTCTCGTACCCGACCAGCACAGGCTGAATCGGCTCACCGCCTTCTACCGTTAGTGCATGGGCTTCTTGCAATTCTTCCGGTACTTCTGAATAAAATCTTTCAGGGTCATCTTGTTTGAGTTGCATCAGTTCTTGGTGAAGTTGGGCTAACTCTGGGTTAACAACGTATTCATAGATAGGAAGTTCTTCTTCGATCTCTTTGGCTTCGTACTTCCAACCTAACCTAACAATCGCCGTACCAGTATCTACTGCAGACTTAACGTAACGGTCTATGAAACCCACTTTATTGAGGCGAGTATTCCATTGGTTATTGAGCACTCTAACGCTCTGTAGTGCCGCTTTCTTGTCTTTCCAAGAAACAGGGGAAGCATCAAATAGGTTTTCGGTACTTAAGAACGGTTCAGATAAAGCAGGATAACGCCACTCTGCTTGTTTACGGATTAACTGGGGAACATGCTTAGACCGGTTGGGCCTTGCCTTAATCTTTGCGGAATTACGGACATAAAGATTGTTAAGCCAAGTATCTATCTTGGTTTTTTGACTGTTATGGGAACTCTGCGCCTCAGTAACATCATTCTTTAAATCCATAATAGTTGGTGGATTACTCCAATCAACGAAAACTTTTGTGTCGTCACCAAGTACATTAGGTACCGTATTTTCCATTTAACAATCCTCATACAAAACCGTTTGTATGATCCTATTCAAACTAAAGGAGTTTTTTCTTGAAAATTAAGTCTGAACACGAAAACTTTCAAATTCCTGTCCGATCTACCCAAGATTCGGGAGGTTTTGACATATTTATGCCTGAAGCTGGTAGTTATGAAGGAGGTGATAAAGTCATCGTACCTTTAGGTTTCTCCACGGAGATTCCATTAGGCCATGTTGCTTTGTTACTGCCTCGATCTGGTACCGGGTTTAAACACGGCTTAGAGGTAAATAATACAGTGGGAGTTATTGATAGTGACTTCCGTGGTCAATGGCACGCAGCCATTAAAACCAAATCTGGTAAGCCGTTTAGCTGGGAAGCTGGAGAACGTATCTTACAATTTGTGATAGTACCAGTTGCTACGCCTAGCTTAGAGCTAGTAGAATCATTGGAAGACTCAGAGCGCGGGAAAGGTGGACTTGGGTCTACTGGTAAATAAGTAAGGGGCGAAAGCCCCTTTCTTTATACCCAACCATCTTCGTATACAGCATCTCTCCACTCTAGTTGGTCATTATCCATATTAAAAGCTTCCAATTTCTGACAAGCCAACTCGTATTGCGTATTTAATGCTGTAGCTGAGTCGATACCATCTGCTGCACCGTTACCTGAGTGGGCTTTAGCTGCAATATAAAGAACCAATGGTTCTAAGAAAGGTTGAGGTAACTCAATCGTTACCGTAGCTGGGTCATCATAAATAACATCTTCACTGAAAGCAGGATGATCCTCGCGGTATTCTACTAATATTCTTGAAGGTCGAGTATCTAGGGTAACAGGTAAGGTAATACTCCTATAGTTAGGGGACTGATAACTTTTACTATTCTGTTTCTGGTTAAAGGGTTGTAACTCTAAATTGCCCGCAGAATCTTCTACCAGAATACGCTCTATTTTTAATAGATCAGGGTAAGTAGCACTATCCAAAACATACTCGTCTTGCCCATCAACCAATGTTACCCATGTTTGTTGAATACGTAAGTCAAAGCGAGTATGTAGTGCAGTTAATGCTCTACGTGCCAAAATAAGTAACTTACTAGCATTATCGTAGTTAGAGATTCCTGGTTCACCATCCCCCAGGTAATTAATACGTAATTCGCCAGCATTTAAGGCATCAAATAAGTCTTTCAGTAACATAAGGCACCTACACTATGTATGAGTTATAACCAATATCTTCAGTAATAGGCTCATCATCCCAGATTGAGGAACCATAATTCTGACTTTCTGTATGTTCGTAGGAATTACTCTCACCTGAAGGTTCCCAGACTTTAAGCAGGGATAACTGGCTAATCAAGTCGATACCATCATCGTGTTTGGATTTAATACCGCTATTGGTTACCAAATACAGCTCGTTAAGTAATTCCTGAATGAAAGGAGTCTCTTTAGCTTCCAGTGGTAAATGAATCTTCCCTGCTTTAAACCAAGGAGTTACAGTATTGAATCGGGTAAACTTATCGGCTACTGCACGTAATCCTGGCTGATTGTTATTTCCCTGAGAAGCCAAGGTAAACCAAATATTTTTAACCATCATTTCTCGTTGAATCCAATCAATGAAGCCGCCTTGTTGCCCATTAACCTCAACCCCAACTAATTGAGGATTGTATTGTTGGGCATAGCGGAATAATCGATCAATATTGGTATCCATCCTGACACGTTCTAAGTAACCATCTACCAAGAACCAATCCCGGTTAGAGTTGTAAGCCCAGACAGCTACACCAGAGTAGTCTCCAGATTGTCGGGTACTAGTAGCAAAGTCAGTGGTAATGTACCAGTTGAAGTAGGTAGGATTAGCTAAGAAGGCTTTACGGGAATACCACTTAACATCTTCATCAAGAATAACCCGATCATCCTGAGATACGATTCTCAGCATCATTTCCTGGTTAAAGTCTTGGATTCTCCCCCGTTTAAGAGCGTCTTCATATTTCTTCTTCACATACTCGTAAGGGAAACGATCTGGCCAAGAGCCTCTGAATTCTGATTTCTTACACGGGAATTGTTCACACACTGGGAACACGTTAACCGACCAAGTACCAGATTCCACTGCCTTGTATAGAGGGTCATTCTGATTAAACGGAGTACCCGACCAGATCATCATGTTAGCAGTAGGGTGTAGAGCGTGTTCTACTGCCTTGTAGATGGTATCTTCAATACTGGCAGTAACAGTAGGCGACTTAGCGTCATCATCGCTGATTAAGTCATCCATAAGTGCTAATTGAGGACGTTTACCCATCTCTTTAGCACCACGAACACCGGTTTTTGCGCCGTAGCCCTTCATAACAAGACGTTTACCGTCTATGTTACGGAACTCCCAACGAATATCTGTGAACTTAACAACTGGCACATACCGTTGCAGAAATTCACTATTCTCCCAACGATACTCAAGGTTCTTACGCATGTTCTTAACACCATTCTCAATGGAGTCAGATACATACAAACCAAGATCAACCTTACCCACGATAGGCATTTCGCCATACACTGCCAGGTATAGGATTAGGTACTCACCTAGCAAAGTGGTGTTGTGAGTTGTGAAAAAGTCATTTGCTAAGAATGAGTGAGTAGCATCAGCTACTGCAATGCACTGCGAAGGTTCTTGTTCGATAGGAGTAATATCGGCAATTCCTACATGCCCTATTTTGTTTGGTTTCCACGAAGCTGCCTTACGAGGTAAGCGGAACGGACACATATCTAATCTAACGTATACCCGTTGAGCTTTACCTGTTTTACCTACAGTTGCTTCTCCTCCAAGACTTCGAACTAACCACACGACATCATTAATAAGTCCTGGGGACATAGAGCAGAAGCTGGCATACCCTCTAGGGCATGTACCATCTGTATCCATTAATCCTTGAAGAACTGCTAAACGCTGCTCGATACTTCCCCATAAGAGTTCTTGGGGTACTCGCTTGCCGTAAGTATTTGCAGTTCCGATATAGCTTTTAACTGTCTTACCTAACCCGTTTAAGGAGAATCTAACAGTATCAGGGTTACGTTTATCATGACGTACAGTATGAGCTTGTGCATTTTGAACTGTGGCTAGGAAATGGGATAAATCATCAACATGTGTATGAATTCTCGTGAATCCAGTATCTTGAGCGATATTCCCATCCCCTAGAATTACCCCAATAGTGTAGGGGTCGATAGGTACATCTACAGGAGGGAGTTGAACTGCCTGCGGTGTTGGAATGAACCATTTAACTTCTTTACCCGAAGGACACCGTTCATTAACTTTTCGGGAGTAACTTACCCCACGTTTAATAATTTCTTGAGTGGTAAGTACGTACTCATTAAATCCAGGCAGTGAGCGCTTACCTGTTCGACGCTTTTTCACAAAATTTAGGTGATCTTCCGAAACCTTTAATTTACGTCCATCAACTAATTGAATTTCGTACATAGGTTTATGGAAGATTTCGCTTTTATGCGTTACCTGCGTGACTTCACCGTTACGTGTAAACACAGCATCCCCTACCTGTAACTCTGCCATTGAGACATTGCCTCTAGGGGTAGGTATCTGTGTATCCAGGCTTAATGCCTTAGCTACCCCGCGATGGCACATGTTGGCTATACGATTACTGTTAAGTATCGTATCTAACATGTAATAGTGGACTATAGGCGTCTTATTCTCTTCACCTTCATCACCATTAACCAGTTTAATGAAGTTAACAAAAGCTAAGGCAAAGTCAGAAGGGACATAATCTTCTGGTATTTCATAGTCAACTGAGTTGAGAAAGTCTTCAACTTTCATCTACTTCACCTTCAATGACTAAACCAGTTTCAGCAACATCTTTGGCATTAACCAACCCAGCACTTAACATTTCACGTTGTTTGGCTACCAATGCTGCGGTACTTTCACGTAGAGCAGTTAAGGCTGAATCTTCTTTAACATTAACATCCAGCTCTAATTTGGCAGCTTCTGGACGTTTAAGGTGAGTAAGAATACTGTTAGCAGCATCTGAACGAACCTTCTCACTACGAGCTGTAACCATAAGCTCTGCCTGAGTATTCAAAGCTTTCTGGTATAAATCTTGGTTTAAAATCCAAGCAGGGATAATGGTCTGTTCCATTATCAGGTTAACCAGCTTGGTTTTGTTATAGGCCGCTACATAAGCTGAGATTTCTTTAGGCGTAAACTTACGTGCAATAAAAGACTGGTATCTTTGTGGAAAGGTAATCCGGTAGGAATCCTGGTTAGACTTACCCATGAGTTTATTAGCTACATATTTGACAGCACTGATGTAATCATCAATCTTAAACTTACCGTCCTTCATTACGTGGGTATAGCTTAATAAGTTCTCACGGTAATGTTCAGCAGTGTCAGGATCAGCTAACATATCCTGAACCTTCTGGATCGTATCGTCATTCACATTTCTACGAATAGAAGGGGGTAATGCGGCTTTAAAATCTACTTCTATTTGGGTTGTCATAGTTACCTCCATTGGACATAGAGGTAACTGTAAGCAGATTAAAAAAGTTTTTTCTTAGAATTTAGTCTAGCTTAGGGTAGACAGGCGCCTCCGGCACAAAATGGGTAATATCAATATCCCAATCACTGTATTCATCTAGTAGCAACATAACTACTTTAAATGTCATACGGCTACTGGTTACAGCAGGTAGCCAGTTATTCTTGGATTCAGGCATCATCTTAAGTTTAGAACCAACCGCAATACACCCGGAAACATCAGTAGGCCAATTACCAGGATGCAGCATAATGTAATCTCGGTTAGGCACGTCCATGACTTCCCAACCTTCCTCAAAGTCACCTCCAGAGGTACGGTTTACAACAGGGGAGTATCTTAATCCAAGAGAGTATCTACCTTCAGGGATGCAACTCATATTGGGTTCATTACCCAACCAAGGACGTTCAACGGTATGAAATATCTCACCGGAAGGGAACTTTAGCTTTCCGTATGTCCCAAAGGGCATATAACCAAAGCGTTCTAAAACCAATAAATTCATGACACCTCTCCCAAAAAATTAGACCGTACCAACTTGGGAGAGAAAAATTCTCGATTTTTTATTAGGAGACATTTATGTGGGTACTTACCAGAGAAGTAAATGCTTACGACCAAGAAGGGGAATACTTTGTAGCAGCTTTCCTACATAAACCTACTTATACTGATCTAGTTAAGGTATTCAAACAAATTGATAAAGACAAAGTTAGAGCTAGATTCGAAAACCGGGAGTTTTTAGAGCATCTACTCCGTGGAGGAGGTAGGCGTGATGTTGAGTGGGAATGGTATTTCCTTAAAGAATACAGCGAAGGTCAAGTTTTGTATGAGGAGCCTTACTACTAATGAAATATCGAGGCTATCAAATCGATCTTAAAGATTATGAAGGTTATATGGAGATTGTAGAATGAAAACATATCAAGCCAAAATACTAGAAGCTCTCAGTTCTATACAGACTGACGTTGACCTTTACTTGGAAGGTAGGTGGGAACCTAACGATGATTCTATGGAAGCCATAGGCGATATGGTTACTGCACTGCATTACCTTCTTGTAGAGTTAGGAGCGTTACCTATGGAGGCAACACTTTACGATGTTTTGAATGAGCCTAACCCGCTAGAGACGAATTCATGAAAACCATAAAGATAACCATGGAATTACCAACTCCGCCCGATGGGTGGAGATATACCGGTGAGTACCGGGTACCCAAGAAGAATGAGCATTATTTCTTAGCAGAAAGAGACTTATGGGTATTACAAAGTACGGGTACAATAACTTCCCGACATTTCATACTACAAAAGGAAACCTAATGAACGAATCAGCTATTGAAAATGAAATCCAAAAGAAAGGGTTAACAGCACCGAGATTAACTCCAGCACATATCGAAGATACTATCGATAAAGAGCAGTACCATGTGTTCGAAGGTACCCAGTTAACAGTATGTTGCTTAACTTTGAACAACGGCTTCACTGTTACTGGTGAAAGCGCCTGTGCAAGTCCTGAAAACTTTGACGAAGAGTTAGGGCGTAAAATTGCCCGTGAAAATGCTCGTAATAAAATCTGGATGCTTGAAGGGTACCTGTTGAAAGAGCAGCTTTCCTCTAAGCAGTAGTAAGTTTACTGGCGAGTTCCGTAAGGATAAACCATAAAGGTATAAGGGTTGGGGGTGCCTGGCCGACTTGCCATCTTTAATAGGATTAAACCAATGCAAACATATCAAGTAACGTGGACTATAGAAGTAGAAGCCGAGACTCCCTTAGAGGCAGCTCAATTAGCCAGGGAATCACAAGAAGAAGGAACAGAAGCCTTATTCTTTGAAGTAGAAGATACTACGGGTGCAGTTACTGGAATTGATTTACTTCATTACACTTAAGGACTAAACCAAATGAAAAAAGATAAAGACAGTAGCGTAGGTGTATTCTTCTTCGGGGTTCTCATAGGCACAATTTTTACCAGTGCTGCCTCCTTAAATCTTGACGAACCTTACATATCGATGGCCGGTAAGATAACTCAACAAAAAGAGATATGTACTGCTTTAGGTTCTAAACCAAGAACCTTTGACGCATATAGTTTTACATGCCTCAATAAGCAGACAATTTCCTTCGATAATAAGTATCAGGGGCTAAACCAATGAGATACGTTAAAACCAGTGAAGAATTACCTAGAGATGATGTAGACGTTATTGTTGTTACTAGCTCTGGAGCCAAAGGTGTAGCCAGGTATCGGAGCACTATTGGTAGATGGTTAATTAAAGATCACAGCTTACCTCCTAATGATGTTGTTAAGAAGTGGAAGTATATGGATGCTGTTATCTTTTCACACGAGTTAATCCAATGAAATACAATATCGTTGATGAACAAGACAATGTAATAGAATCCAACCTCACATTAGATCAAGCAGAATACTGGTTATGCTGGCATTTGAATTGTGGTGCTGAGGTCTGGATTCAGGAGATTTAAACTAATGAGTGAAACCATATACATAATACGTACCGCTGACTACGATTCAGTAGAGGAAGCTTTAGATGACGGAGCTGTATACACCTTTGAAATATCTACGCCTATGACTGTAAAGCTTACCAATGATGTAATTAATTGTATGTTTTACACTTCTATATGTATAAACTGCGACGATTCCAAGGTGCAGGGGTATGTTAAGAAAGACGGTGAATACATTACCTTAGAACGCTACATGCCCATATTAGATAACGAATTAGCTCAGGTAGATATGGTAGCTACTGTAACCAAGAAGATTAGACACTCTAACCAGTTCACACTAGCAGAGAAGAACTACCTACTTAATTTAATAGATGGGTAACCAGTCATGGCTTTAATAGCAGTAATTCCTTTTAGTGAGGTTAACCGTAGAGGTACCTTATGTGCTGACGATTATATTCCTAGCAATACCAAAGACCTTCAGGATATTGAACAAGCCAAGCAGTGTTTAAAAGCTGCACAAACCCGGCTAAAGAATATTGAACAGAAAGCTGGGGATAATGAAATGCTAAGGCGTAAATATCAGGTCAAGACTGTTTAATTTTTGAACACCAACTTTATATGAAATTTATAATATAGGTACCAAAGCATAAACTTACTTCTTGGGACTCAATAGCAAGACTACCCCCCCCCTACCTTACTTCACAGTCACCTCTACCTTCTACTAATACTTCTTAGGCAGCAAGCTGCATAGCGGATGGGTTGGTATGGTATCAGCCCACGTTCATTATCAGGAGTCTATTATGACTATCAAGCAGTTGTGGAAAGCATTACTACGTTGGTTGGGCCGTTCAGTTAACGTAGTGGATAAGCTAACCGAGGCAGCAGAGTACGGTGCAGACATCGTTCTCGAGACATCCAAGTCTTGGCATGATGAGTTTTCGGCAGACTTCGCCGAGACGCAGGCATTATCCAAACTCCGCAAGGAGAACGCAGAGGCCAAAGCCAAAGCAGACTTGGAGAAAGCCAAAGCAGCAGAAGACCCAGAGAAATCCAAGGACGAGACAGCGTAAGCTGTCTCCACCTTTTTTTTTACATCCCGAGTGCGCATCGCTTCGCGATGCGTAATACACATTACACATTACACATTACACATACACAAGAGATAGTTAGTTATTAGGTATTAAGAGATTAGTTACACAGAATTACACATTACTAGGGCAGGATGGGCGGGAATAGATAACTACAGTATTACTACAGTATTACTTAAGTTCAGTAATGTTAATTACTAGCTAACTCTTACCTCTTACTAAGGGTATTGATGCTACTACGTAGCACGATGAAGAGAGCTTAATGCTCTCATTAATCATTAATCCCGGTTCTGTAGGAGGAACTAACAATGGAAATCGAATTCCGTGTAAATAACATCGCTTCTCCAGAGGCTTTAGAAGCCATAAGATTCTTACAAGGAAGCTATTTTGTAACCGTAAAACGTATAGCTCCTAACCTCTGGCTTATCAGAGGTGAAAGGTAGCCTAACGGCTATCTCCCTTTCCCCACTTCCCTCAACCTAGATACTAAGGAACTATTATGAAATTATCAGACGTAACAACTTGGCATAAAGATTTCATCACCTATGAAGACGGTGTTTACGTATGTTGGGACGAATCTGCTGCCAACATAATCACCATCACTGATAGCGTCGAAGACGCCATAGATGTATTAGATACTTATGCAGCAACCTTAGAGCCTTAACAGGCTCTTTACTCCCTCATTCCCATTTAACCATTAGACTAAGGAATTAAATATGAGCACGTACTATTTCCCAACAGAAGAAGCTGCCAAACAAGCAGTGATAAGCTTTGAAACTGAAAAGTTCGAAGCGTTTAAAGCTGCGATGACTGAATCAAGTCACCCGGTAATTTACAAATTCAACAAGTACAGAGTTGAAGTAGATTGTACGTTGCATACAAGTGATTGTTATTACTTAAATGTTTACGTATCTAAATACAGACGTATTATGTCCCGATCTTACGTCTTCTAAGAGCCTGTTAAGGCTCTTCACTCCCTCAATCTTCTAACCTAACTTAAGGAGTTTCTATGTATACCTTTACGTTACGTCCTTGCTCTCTTGAATATGAAGATGGGCATATAGCTATCAGGGATAGTGCTAAGACCTTGATTGCTACCCATAAGCATAAATTCTCTTCGAAAGAAGAGTGTAGAAATTGGTGCCTTCAAGTTTTAATACCTGCTCTCAAAGCTGGTACTAAGCTTAACCGTGAGCACTGGCGCTGCACTCGCGCTGTAAACAGCACTAAGTGGAAACCTTGTCTGGATTCACTTACTAACCCATACCCATTATTCTAAGGAGATTCCTTATGTACATTGATGATAAAACAGCTCAAAAAGTCCTTCTTAAGGACCTAATATCCAGAATGCTGGTAGGTCTGGAAGGCTCACATACTCACAGATTAACCTCTGACGAGGTTAAAGAAGTGCTGGACTCTGTCCAGTTTTCAGATGAAGAAGAAGTGAGCGCGTTATTAGACGCAATGTTCACTTATTATCTCAAATCTCAAGAGCCTTAATTGGCTCTACTTCCAAATACTAAGGAGTTCGTTATGGATATTCATCCAAAGGCTGCGCCTAGAGCATCTCTTCAAGTTGCTGCACTTAACTTGATGATTGAATTAGATCGTAAAAATACTCCTCTTACTAAAGAGGATGTGTTTGAAGTTCTAAATCACTTGGCTTTAACTAGTGAGAAAGACGGTAGCGCAACGCTTATTGACGCTATGAAGTCTTATTACATCACTCAACATGAGAACCTTTAGGGTTCTCTTTTTTTTTCTATATTGGTTTTACCTATAAGCAAATAAATATCGATAGTTAAAATCAATTAGACAAAAACCAATCCTTGATGTACCCTAAACACCGTGACCAAGCAAACGTACATCTATATATATATCTTATATATACTTAAATATATACATATCTACTAAGTCTCTCCTTAATACCATCTACCAAACTTATTTAAACTACTACGTAGTATAACGGCTATTCAATTAACGATACTGTAGGAGGTATACAATGAGCCAATGTATGAATTGTGGTGGGATGATGGAAGGTGACGGGTATACGTCAGTTCTTCATTGTGAATATGTTGAAGAATTCGAGTATGAATATCTGGAACCAGATGCTCCTCCAGTTTATTGTGACTACCCAGAACTTAAACCATATAAAGTAATTGTTGCTGGGGGGCGTGACTTCAATGACTACGCTTTGGCAGAGAAAGTCTTGCACCAAGCAGTGGATCGGCTCCAAGCCAATGGTTACGAAATGGTCATCGTATCTGGTATGGCTCGGGGTGCGGATAGAATTGGGCGGGAATACGGGCATCATTTCCATGTTCAAGTGGATGAGTTCCCTGCTGATTGGGATACTCACGGTAAGCGTGCTGGGTATTTACGTAATGAACAGATGGCTAACCATGCTGACGGATTAATAGCCTTCTGGGATGGTAAAAGCCGTGGAACCATGCACATGATCGAGACTATGAAGAAATTGGGTAAACCAATAAGAATAGTTGAATACTAAAAGAGGGCTTTACGCCCTCTTCTTTTTACACATACACACCTTCGTTTAACATCTTGTTACACGCTCCATTTACACGCTCCATATAGACTGCGCTTCGGTACATAACCTAATATGCGCTTCTTCTTTTTTCCAAAGATACTCGTATAAGTTACCTCTTCCCTATATTAAAAAAAGATTAAGCTGCTACGCAGCAAAACGGATGGCATAGCCATTACCAATAACTTAAAACTTTAAAAGGACAAGATCATGGCCGTTATACTTGAAAACCAAACTTCTTTCGGTAACTCTAAATTCGAGAAGGCTGCTGCTTTCGTAAATGTGTATGTCCCCACTAAAGGGGGACAACGTAAGAAATTAGGTGCTATCCCACTGAAGGAGTCTGTAGGTCTGCATAAACAGATCATAGCCAAGATTGATGATGAAGAGTCGATGCAAAAGCTGATTCAACTGTTAGAGTTCGAATTCCATGCAGTATCTGAAGATACCGCTGAGTTAGATATCTAATTCATCAGTCAAACCAAAGCCACTTAACAGTGGCTTTTTTTTTGTTTTCCAGTTAGTTGATGTAGGAGTCAGCCAGTGAAAATGATAGCGGAAGATGCTCAGAGAGCCGTAGAGCTCTCTCTGGGCAAAAAACATATTAGGAAGCGGATAGCTAAGGCTATACGTGAAAATCCAGACCTTGAAGAGATGGTGCAGTATGGAGTTAGTTTACTTCAGGAATGGTTACAGGGAACTTATTATCAATCCAAACAGAAAAGGTTAGCTAGTTTAGCTGATGCTAATTTGGAGTTGATAGTCAGGGAAACCTTCCAGACAGTAGCTTTCTGTCAGACACCGGAACTGTTTACCTCAGTAGTGGGTATGTTGTCAGGAGCGTTAAACTTTCCAGAGAAGATAGACAATATCCGTACTGCTGCTGAGATATTAGCAGTGCTATGCAATACGGATGTTTATGACATCATTAAACCAAGCAGAGATGCTTCACTTCAGGTCAAGGCTAACTTCCCGTTACCTGAAGCTCTGATAGATAGCATCTTGAGAAGTAAATACTTGCCGCCAATGTTATGCCCACCAAGGAAGTATAGGCAAAACTTTGCTTCACCTTACTTAACCATAGACAAGGATATCTTGGTGTTAGGTAAAGGTAACGGGCATACAGGGGATTTGTGCTTAGATGTACTCAATATCCAAAATAATATTGAGTTGAGGTTAGATAAGGACTTTCTTACTGCATTAGAGGAGAAAGCGCCTAAAGACCCTAAAGCTCACAACATCCAGGATTGGGAGCAATTCTTTAAACAATCCAGAGAAATCTACGCCTTGATACTTAACCACGGAGGTACTTGTTACCTACCAAATAAGGTAGATAAGAGAGGTCGTATGTATTCACTGGGATATCACGTAGCAACCCAAGGGTATTCTTACAAAAAGGCTATGTTGGAGCTTGCTAACGAAGAAATAGTGGAGGGAGCTCCAAAATGAAAACTAAAGTAGCAGTTTACACCTCATACATCGCCAGAGAAGCGGGAGTTAAAGTTCATGGGTTCTGGCAACAACCTCATGTAGTTAATGGATTTGATTGTTACAAGTACAAAGGAAACTTTTACCCTGCATATGAAGATCGAATACTGCAAGAAACTTACATTGTGTTGACTGAAGCAATGAATCCGTCAATGAACTTAGGAGCATAAAATGAAACCCTTAGTCTTCGTCAAAACCTACTATGACTCTGGTTTATGCCGCACTTACTACAACATACAAGGGGATACCCAGCGTAAGGTTTACTGTCGTTATGATGGAGAAGACTTTATGTATATCTGTAGTAAAGACGGTGAACCCAGTCATTGCATTGGAGAAACTCAGTACATAACTAAGGAGTAATCCATGAGCATTACTAAATCCAGTGTGGGGTGTACTCACGGTAAAGGCTTTAACTGTAATCTCTGTTGGCCCTTATTGGGCCTATTTGAAAACATAGTAATTAAGAAACAACTCTACAACAAAGATTGGTACATCGAGTGCCTAAGTGAAGTAGGAATCACTTATGGCATTGGTGAGTGTTGCGAAGTAAGTGTATCTGCTCAGTATCCAACGGATATTTGGGCAGATCAGAATACAACTTGGCTAACTCACTGCGAAGATCGTAAGTGGTGGCAAGATGACCTACCAGTTGGAAAAGTAGTTAAACCATTCAGGAGACAAGACAGTGTTAGAGTTTAACGGATGGCAGTACCTATTAATTGATTGTGCTAACCATTATGGATTAGACAAGCTTGAATACAATGACCGTATCGAGTGGGTAGAAGATAATCTTGATACTCTGGAAGACAAACTTGAAGAGGCTGATAACCAACCTCTTTACCTGAAAGCAGTACAGGCTATTCGTAAAGCACAACAAGGTATTCCAACAGGACATCTTGTAGGCTTCGATGCGGTTTGTTCGGGTATGCAGATTATGTCAGCACTCACTGGTTGTAAGAAAGGGGCAGAAGCAACCGGTTTGGTTAATCCAAACAAGAGAGCTGATGCTTATACAGAAGGTACTAAGATTATGAATAATATTCTTGGTTCCAACATGGATATTCCAAGGAAGGATATCAAAGCAGCCATAATGACTGTACTTTACGGGTCAACTAAACAACCAGAGTTAATCTTTGGTGAGAACACCCCAGAGCTGAAAGCCTTTTATGAAATGCTAACCATATTATGTCCCGGTGCATTTCAGTTGTTACAAGACTTACTTAACTCATGGAATCCTCAAGCCTTACATCATAGCTGGAAGTTACCTGATGGCTTTGATGCTTATGTACCAGTTATCGATAGCAGGGAAGCTAGAATTGAAGTAGATGAGTTAGGAGGTGCAAGCTTTACCTTTCAGTTCAAGGAGAATAAACCAATGAACAAAGGTAAGGCCAACGCTGCTAATGTGATCCATAGCGTAGATGCGTACGTTTTACGCTCATTGGTTCGAAGATGCAGTTACAACCCAAGAGTTGTAACCAAGGCTAAGACATACCTTTCAGAACGCCTTCAGGAGCCTTCTGAGCGTAGTTCTGCTACAGGTATGGTTTCGTACCTGATTCAGCAGTATGAGCGTTCAGAGATGCCTGACGTGCGTATATTGGATTATCTGGATGGTAGTAATGTATTTGGTTTATCAGTAAAGCATTGTGAACAGTTACTTAGAATAATTGACATGATGCTGGTACATAAACCATTTGATGTGATTACAGTTCATGATGAATTTAAATGTATGGCAAATTACATGAACCATTTGAGAAGACACTATCGGGAGATACTGGCTCAACTCAATGAATCCAGAGTCTTAGATGATCTGTTAAGTCAGTTGTATAAGACTAAGGGAACCTTTCCAAAGCTATCTACAGATTTAGCTGATTACATCAGGAAGAGTAATTACGGAATATGTTAGTTAGTATACGTAGCAGTGCTTTGACGCTGCTACGCAGCAATATGGATATTCAATAATTAAGGAGTTCTCTAATGGCTGTAGTTGTAAATAAATATAAGTCAGAATTTGATGTATATATTGGGCGCGGAAGTAAATGGGGAAATCCTTTCCCTATCACTCCATTCCAAAATAGGGAGCAAGTTGTTGAAATGTACCGTAACCATCTTTGGAGGCAGATTCAAAAAGGAGAAGTAACTAAATCTGACCTTCTTGCGTTGGAAGGTAAGCGTTTAGGTTGCTTTTGTAAGCCTCAAGCTTGCCACGGAGATGTAATAGTTGCTGCCATTAAGTGGGCTAAGAATTCATAGGAACCTTCGGGTTCCTCTTTTTTTTTTACAGTAGAGCTCAGCAGCCTTGCGGCTGTCTTCGGATAATTAAGATTGAGTATTTGATATGAGAATTTTTAGGTATTGTGATCCAGATGGAGAACACTTCATTACAGAGGATCAGATTATTGAACAGTATTTTGAATACTGGAAAGAGCAGATGAGCAAGGTGAAGAAAGATAGTCTTATTAACAGAGAGAACTGTATTCAAGACTTCTGTGTAATTAACTGGGCTTGTGAAGTAATTACAGAAGATAATTTTGAGGATAGTTATGGCCGGGGCTGAAAAAATATGTGAGCTTAGTGGTGAATATCCTGGGTGGCTTATGTATCAGTATAAGCGTAACCAACTCCAGATTACGCCTAAGTATCGGAAATTATTTAGAGGAGATGGGAATACTATTTATGTTCAAAAAGATGGCTTGTATTGGGAATACAACTGGGGAGGGTTAACAAGTTTCAACTTAGTTGAAATGGAATTATTTGATCCCCCGTTTACTGATGTAGCTGAGTTTATAAGTTATAAAAAGCAAGTAGAAAAACTACGGCTTACTCAGCGTTATCAGTTTGCCTACCTTACAGATACCCCTGAGTTACAGGGTAATGTAGCGGGTGTGTTTATTAACTTTACCTATGACCTTCCAGCTACAAAACGAAAAATGAAAAGGCTTTTAAGGTGTCGAGATTTAAACGTTATTTTTGTAGACGATCTACGTAACATTAATCTTCCACAGCCGGAGTAATTAATGAACAAAGTAAAGATGTCATTTGCCGGAGTAGCAGATAACCCTTACCGCACCATGACACGGTTCCAATACAATGCAAGAAAGCAAGGTTGGAGTCAGGAAGAAATTGATGCTGTGATCTTGGAAGCTACATCAGGTGACTACGATCACTTACTTCAAACCATTATGAGGAATATTGAATAATGGGGCTACCTCTATATTCCAGAAAAACTACAAATCTGGGAGGCATGTATGAAACTCATAATAGTATCAAAAGCGAAGTTTCAATCTTTGAGACAAAAAGACTTCGGTGACGACTTTATACACGAAGGAAAACCTTGTCGTATAGGGTATGCCAGTAGAGATAAAGAGGGGCGAGTAATCACGATAGAAGCCTTCCCAATCACACAAATGGGAGGCTCTAGGGATGGCTCAGTCTTTGGTTTTGTCAGTGAATAACGTCCGCAAAGTTGAATAAGGTGAAGCAATGAATTTGAAAGAAAAACTCGCAGATGCACATAATAATTTTCCTATTATTGAGAGCCATCCCGCCATGTTATATGCAGAAGCTCTTAACGAAATAATTGAATTAGAAGAAGCTCTTGAAGAATGCAGGAAATACTTTCAGAGCAGAAGAAGACGTTTTGAGATGGAATGGATAGATAAAAATAGCGCCCTTCCACAAAACGATGAATGGGTAATTGGTACTGACTGCGAGCATGTTTTTGAGTGTTTTCATTTTGACGATGGTTGCTTTATTGATAAACATGGTCGCCCAGTGCTAGTTTTTTTTTGGATGGACAAACCAGAGCCGCCTAAATTACCAGATGATTGGGAGCCTCTAAAAGATGAGGAATCATTCTTTAAAAATGGCTCAGTTTAAAAATATCAGCAAAGCTGATTAGCGGCCAACTCTATAAAGGAGACGTTTTGGAATGGAAAGGTATATCGTTAAAGAAATAGGCTTAATCGTGCAGTATTTAGCATCATTTGATTCATTTAAAGAAGCGAAAGAATTTGCGGATAAGCACCCAAAAACCACACAAATTTACCAACTACTTTATGACGGTCAAGTTGAGCATGGGCCTTTGTGAGAATTTCCGCTAAGTTGAATAAGCCGATAAGTCTATAGAGGAGATGTTTAAGATGAAAGACGTAATCGAATATCGAAGTCGTTTCATTTGCAAAACCAATTACGGCTATGTTGTTAAAGATGCCGTTGACAGTAGTTACAACCTTCATCACGGCATGTTTGATAACGTTGAGCAAGCTAAAGCTCACATTAACACTCGCGCCTCAATAATTTCTGATTTACCGGCATTAGGGAGTTTTTGGACGCATAAAAACGGTAACAAGTACAAAGTCATTGCCTTAGCTAATACTCGCACAGAAAGGCCAGAACAATACCCTGTTACTGTTGTTTACGAGAACATAAATAATGGGACTGTTTGGTGCCGCAAGGCGACTGATTGGCATCGCTCGATGACTAAATGCTAATGTCCGCTTAGTTGAAAAAGCGGACAAGTAAGGAGTTATGACTGTCCAGTCAATTTTTTAGGTGAATATATGTCTAAGCAAACGCAAAAACGAGTTCAATTTATAAAAGTTACAGAAGTCATTGGTGATCGGTATCAAGTAACGAGAGATATTGCGGTCCTAGGTGTTAGTGAAGATGGATTAACAGATAGCCAAGTTCATGAGCTGTTGTCAGATTACATGCAGGCAACTAATAATCCGTTTGAAGCGGTTAACGGGGCTTGGTGGACGCATCATGATGGTTATGTTTTTGCAGAAATCACTGACGACACGTATCCAGAGGATCACGCCATTTTTCAAGTTATACAGCAGGTGATGCCCGGCAACATTTGGACGTTGGAATGACTACAAACTCCATAAAAGGAGACATTTTTTGAGACCTTTAATTGTTGATTTAGAGCTAGAAGATTTGCCTGACTCGCACGAACAAACACTTAAATATATCGAAAAACTTGAAAATGAGCTGAAAGAATCACGTAGGAAAGCAATCGAGGATTTCTGCATATACTTGCTTAAAGATTGGAGAATAGGCTTACACGATCAGCGTGTAGCTTTCTTCGAAATGGATAAAAGCATTGAGATACAAAAGAACGCTTTGCGTTAACGTCCGCAATGTTGAAGAGGAAAAGTTAAATGAAACAGCCCACACATGCAGTCAGATATATAAACAACTGGGACGGTGAAGGCGATATTGAAACGGTCTTAGCATTTAAAATAGATGATGAATTCTACTGTTTTGACACTAACCGAAAATTGATTGAATACGTAGGCGATGAAATTTTAAATGTTTGGTATTTAGACATTAACTCGTCTAATAGACATTCGGAGGAACGAGTTTTGGAAGACATAGTTAAATTCTTGGTTGCGTTCGATGACGAACCGCTTTTCGAAATCCCTGTAGATAGTTACTTTGGCGCAGAGGAATTTGTTAAGAAAACATTCAAGCAGTATGACGAGGTTCGTGTAGTACGAGTAGTTTATCGTGCAATCGACACAACCCCGTTTTTCGTTAAAACAAAATAGGACTATAGGTATGAAAACAGGTATGCGGTGTCCATCATGCGGCATAAGAAAAAGCTGGATTAGTTTTCCTAATTCCAGAGGGGTGGGTAGTATTTGCAATAGCTGTATGAATAAACAGTCACAGCCTAAAAAGAAATAATGTAGGGGGGACGAGTTATGGAATTTGATTTTGAAGAGTTAATGGCGGATATACTCGGGATATCTGACGAGCAACGTGAAGACACCGAAGCCGTGTCTGACGCGATTTACGAAAAGTTTGGAATACATACAGAAGAGGCGTTTAACCTAACCCTTGCGTTATTGCAGAGAACGCCAAAGGTTAAAGCAGGATTTTCTGGAAAGCTTTATCACGCATTCGTCAATAAAGATGACGATGTAATGCTGATGAAAGTTGAAGCTAAGTGATATCGGAAAAGAGACTAATGACCGTTAGGTCTTATGAAGCAATAAAACTATAAATCTGAGAGGCATGTATGAAGTGTAAGGATTGCGTCCACTTCAATCGCACAAAATGGCACAAAGATATAGACCCAAGAGAAACAGATCAAAAAGGCGGCAACTGCTCCATGCTTAAAGATATATTGGGTTTATCGAATGATAGTTTGTATTTTAAAACAGGCATCCATGTTTATGAATCCTTTGGCTGCACTGCGTTTAAAGAAATTTCAGCGGATAACTTAGATAAAGTGTGCGAATTAACAGAAAACTACTAGAGCGGGTTAATGCTCTTAGGAGGAGTGAGTTAAGAATGAAAGATAGAATGTTCACGATTGAAACTATAGGCAGTAATTCGTCAGGCAACATAGTATCGGTATACTTAGGTGATCCTAAGAAGATGGGGGCTGAAGCGGAACATGTAATGACAATTAATGCCTCCCTACTTCCTACTTTGATAGCTGATATTAAAAACTATCAGTTGAACGGAACTAAATAATGTCGAAAAAGAGATTAGCAAAAGAAGCTCTAGGGAGGAATCTTGAATAAAATACGCAAGCTTCCTGCTCCCAGGTATAGATTCTGGACTTGGGAATCTGAATTTAATCCGCAAACAGGCGATAGTGACGGTAACCTGCGTATTAAACGCAGTATTGTCTGGGATTTGGTTACTGCATTAGAAGTTCATAACTTCAAAAATATGAGCCACAAACTGGCTATCTGCATTCGTATTGAGTGTATGAACGTCTCAGCAGCTTGGGGAATACCTACTGTTTTTTACCCCGCTGAGTTAATCAAGATTTCCGAGATGGAAGACTTCTATAAAGAACAGCGTAAACAACTGTTAGAGCAAGTACAGTACAGACACATTGTAGATGTAGGTTGGGTACTACAAACATACAGCAATCGAAACCAAGTAGAGAACGATACCTGGTGGCAAGTAGGAGATAAACCAATCACAGAAGAGCGTCAGCAGTTATGGCGTTACTATCACAACACTTTCAAAAACCCCACCCGGCTATCGCCGGTCAACGGGTAACTTTTATAACCAAACTAATTTATAAATACGGAGACTAACAATGACCGTAAAAATACTAACACCTATTGAAAAGTCACAGGTACTAGCGGCTTACCATACTGGAAGCTCTAAAGCTGATATTGCATTGGAATTTGAAGTCTCTCGTAAGACAATCAGCCGGGTGCTTATTGAGAAAGGCGTTATCAAGAAAGCATGGCGATCTGAAATCCACTTAACCCAAGAAGAAGCTGAATTGATCTGGGAGATGCGTGAAAACGGTACTAAACCAAAAGATGTAATGACATTCCCCAATCTCAGAGTATTCGATGTTTTTCGTTGGTTCCGTAAGCAATCTATAACAAGACAAAAGATGTTAGCTCGAATGATTGCTGCAGAGCTTAAAACTAAAGTCACCGAGAAATCAGCTTAAAACGGAGCATACAGCGTTATGGAAACGTGCATATTCGAGGTAAAACCTTACTTACAGCAAGTCCTGAAAGCAGGATTATTGCCATTCCTCCATGGATCGCCCGGAATTGGAAAATCAAGTCTACTGGCAGAGATTGCTTCTGAGTTTAACTTGGAAGTAATTGACCTACGTTTAAGCCAGTGCGAGCCTACTGACCTCATGGGATTTCCTTGTCTGGAAGGTACTAAGGCTACGTACAAGCCTATGGACTTCTTCCCTGTAGAGGGTGATCCACTACCAGAAGGTAAAAATGGGTGGCTACTTGCACTGGATGAAATGAATGGTGCAGATGAGTCCGTCCAGAAGGCTGCATACAAGCTTGTGCTGGACAAGATGGTAGGTAACCATAAGCTACATAAAAATATAGCCATAGTAGCAGCGGGTAACTTAGCCACTGACAGAGCCATGGTAGAAGATATGTCTACGGCACTGCAAAGTAGAATGGTACATTTCCCTGTTACCGTTAAGCCGCAGAACTGGCTTAAATGGGCCGCAAGTAGAGTAGACTACCGTATAGCAGGTTTCATTGGCTTCCGTCCTGAGAAGCTTAACGGTGATGTAGAACACGAAGACTTTACTTTTCCTTGTTGCCGTACTTGGACTTTCCTCAGTTCTTTAATAAAAGATGTTGAAGACATTGAGTTCATAACCAAGATGGCTACAGCGACTATTGGTGAAGGTACCGCTAGAGAGTTTGTTTCTTTCTTAAGTGTGTATGCATCCTTACCAAGCTGGAATGACATCATAACTAACAGTAATTCTCTACAGGTACCTACTGAGTTAAGTACATGCTTTGCTTTGGCTTCTCTAATAGCCCATAGAGTTGATGATAGGACGATTACCCCAGTAGTTACTTTCATCAAACGTATGGATATTGAGGTACAGATAGTTACCTTGAAGCTAATACTAGGTAAAAACCATGGCTTACAGACCCATCAAGCAATAACTGGTTGGGTTAAAGAGAATGCCAATCTCCTTGAAGCCATAAGTTAATGGCCTATTTCTTTATATAGGAGACATGTAGTGCTTACCGAAAATGTACACATTAGTCGCATTAGAATTGGTGACGTAATAATGTTCGAAGGTAGGGCTAGAACTGTCTGTGAAAAAGACTTTGGCAGAGATTCCTTGCTGGGTATCTCTATATTCGGAGACAGTTACCATGCTGGACACAAACCAGTAAAGCGAGTCATTATTAAACAGGCCTTACCTAATATTAAGTAAACCATGGAGACTTACATGCTGAAAATTGAAGATTTCGGGAAAGCCTCGGAGCCTGATGAAGGGAGAGTAATTTATAGAGCAGTGTGCGATACCGGCTATGGCTTGTCTGAAAATAATGAAATCTATGTTGGACTAAAACTAGAAGCTCACATTATAGAAGGTCACGATCCCTTAAAAGACCAAATAGACAGTATTGGTAGTGAAGGGATTATACATTTCGATAAACCCTTAGAAGAAGGTAAATTCTACACTCCAGTTGTTGTTAACATTTCTAGGGACTGGGAAACAGGTTACATAGATGATTGGGAAATCTCTATACGGGAAATAGATTTCAAGGAGACTTGAGTGTTCTTGTTTTTATTACAACTGCTCTGGATTCAGAAATTACAGCCCTTCTGGATTCTTGAGTATTCAAGAGGTTAGCCTCAAACCTTTAAATCAGCAAGTGCTGAAGCTACCGTAGAGATTTGGACTCTATATGGGGCTGATATATTTTTGAAGAAGCCGCTTAATTGCGGCTTTTTTATTTCACCAACTACTGGAGAAATTTATGAGAACTCTAAAACCAGCGTGTGAGTACCTGCACTGCGAGAAAGAAGCCACTGTACTTGTGTACTCACGAAATGAAAATAAAGTCCTGATCTGTTGCCCCAATCATGCAGAGACTGTGGCTAGAGAAGATCACCCTGAATACACACATTCCTGCGAAAACTGCGGGTGTGTATTACCTATAAATTAGGGGAAACCAATGGATGCTTATGAGGCAAGACTGAAAAAGATAAGACTACTGCTAATGAGTAAGCCCAATACAGTATTCTTTGTTTCACTGGCTTACAAATTAAAATTTGAAGTCTCTACAAGAGTAGCTACTGCAGCCACTAACGGCACTACTATCATCTTTAATCCAGATTTTATGGATAGCTTGACTGATGATGAGCTGCTGTTTCTCATGCTCCATGAGATTATGCACGTAGTATTAATGCACCTTACTCGGTTAGGGGATCGTGAGCATCGACTCTGGAACTGTGCAGGCGATTACGTTATTAACCTTAGCCTTGTGGATCAGGGCTTTAAAATGCCTGAGATGGGCTTACTGGATAGACAGTACAGAGGTATGTCTACCGAAGAAGTCTACGAGAAGCTACAGGAAGACTCACCAGACGAAGAATGTCCAATGCCTGACCTTATGGACCCTTCCGGGTCTAATGGGGATTCTGAACCAGGAGAAGGATCATCAGGTAGCGGCTCTGGTGCAGGTGGTAATCTTGAAGAAATTAAACAACAGATTTCTAACATAGTAGCTGAAGCGACTTCTTTAGCCAGAATGAGTGGTGAGGAGCCAGGGAAACTATGCCCTGATATGGCCCGAACCATAAAGGAAATATTTTCAACCCAAGTAGATTGGCGTAAGAAACTGCAGAAATCTATTTCAGGCAAGATTAAACGTAAATCTGATTGGTTACGGCCTAATAAGCGATACTTACCGCACTACTTACCTAGAACCAGAAAGCTTGGTGTAGGTAGTGTCACTGTGCTTATAGATGTCTCTGGGTCAATTACCCATGAAGCTATGTCCACGTATATGGGGGAAGTCTTCCACATGCTAAGAGTAGCTAAACCAAGAAAGGTAGAGATGTTCTTCTTTGCTTGGGGCGTTACTGATAGCCACGTAATTAAGTCCAGCAATGACATCAAAGCGGTATTACATAAAGAGATTAACTCTAACTATGGTACCAGCTTACATAAGGCGCTTCAGGACTTAGAAGACCATTCTACTGACTTAATGCTAATTCTTAGTGACGGTTACTTCGATGCCCCAGATATCGGGTTATTTAATAAAAATACTAGGTATATTGCCTGTTTTACCACTGACTACTGGGAAGATCGGAAGATGCCTTGGGAGCATATCCGTATTGAACTACAAATATAGGTGACCTATGGAATTTGATTATCAACGTCAGAAAGTATTGGCTTTCTGGAGAAGGGAGACTAAGAAAAAGTTAATTGAAGCTGTCTATCAGAAGGTTACAGCGCCTTACCAGGAAGCCATAGATACAATTATTAAAAAGCACTATGCAACATTTGGTTTAGGGCCTCAACCGTTTGTAACCTTCAAAGGTAAGCTCTTATTCTTCCAAGACAAAGAGACTCACATGAGGCGTCTATCAGGGCAGAAAAACTTGTATACCTTAAGTCGGGATTTTCATTCTGAAATGTCCGAAGCCTTAAAAAATAAAGAGGCTGCTCTACAAAAAATAGACAAACATAAGGTATCCGCTTACTTGGATACAGCCCTTTCTCACTCCCAAAACCATGAAGATATTCAAAAACTTACCCCTAAGTTTCTTCACGGCTACATTCCAGAATCTTCTGTTGAAGCCAAATTAACTGAAGAAACTGCAAAAAAGCTTAAAGAATTTCATGAGAATGAGTTCAAAACCCTCGAAGAACAATTAGTGATGAATCTTATCTTAAACTGAGTACGAGGGTACTCAGTGATGGAGTACCTACATGCAGTACATTCGTTTCGAAGAAAGTAGTGAGAGTTTTGACATAGCTCTCCTTATTAAATTTTCTGCATTCAAAGAGGGGGAGTTACGCCAAGCTTACGTTAACCCCCTCAGAGATAAACATGTTCCGGCCTCAAGTATTATGGCCGTAAACCTTCCCTATAACACTCAAGGTAAAATCCCAGTTAAGTATGCTAGAGAATACTTAGCAGATACCTTACCTACATTAGTTTCTGTAGGCGTTAAAACCTTATATGTAGCAGATGCTGCATACTTTAAAGCCTTAACCAAACTGACTAAAGCAGAACCTTACTTAGGCTATGCCGTACCTTGCAAGCTGGATGGATTTGAACACTTAGAAGTAGTTCTAGGTATCAATCACCATTCACTACTCTATAACCCAGCTAATGAATCTAAGTTAGAACTTAGCTTGGATACGTTAGCACAGCATTACAATGGTGCATTGCCTACATTAGGCGAGAACGTACTAAAGAATGTTGACTATCCGGATACAGTGGAGGAAATCGGTGCCGGGTTACAGGCACTGCTTGAAACCAAAAAGCTTTATGCAGATATAGAAGCCTTTAGCTTGAAGAAGGTGAGAGCGGGTATCGGGACTATTGCTTTTGCTTGGAATAAACATTCTGGGATTGCTTTCTGTAGTGACTATCAAGAAATTGAGAATCCAGACAAGTATCAAGGAGAGTTTGTCCCTAATCCAGCAGTAAGACATTTACTAAAAGACTTCTTTATTCAATATACAGGAGAGCTTTATTGGCATCGTGGTAATTATGATATAAGCGTTATTATTAGTACGCTTTGGATGGAAGGCTTAGATGACTGGGAAGGATTACTTGAAGGTTTAGAAGTCATGTGTCGAAAAGGTAAGTGGCATGACACCCGTCTAATTGCTTATCTGGCTTTAAATTCTTGCAGTAGACAAGACCTTTCATTGAAATCATTAGCCCATAGACATGCTGGTAACTGGGCGCATAGCGATATCAAGGATATTAGGAAAATACCTAAACGGGAGCTTCTTAAATATAACCTGATTGATGCAGCCTGTACTGCGTATGTTGACGAGACATACACCCCTAAGATGCTCGAAGATCAGCAGGGTGAAGTGTACAAGATGTTTATGGAGTCTCAGAAAACCATCGTACAAATGGAATTAACGGGATTACCTGTAAACATACAGTCTGTACAAAAGTTGAGGGATTACTTAAGTAACTACATTGCTGACCAGGATGAAATTATTGCACAACATCCTGCTTATCAAGAAGCTACCTATATACATCAACAACGCTTGGCTGAAGCCAAGAACAAGAAGTTAGTGAAACTGGTTAAGACTACTGAAGACTTTAAGGATGAAGTTCTTAATGTAGATAGTGGGCAACAGTTGGCATTACTTCTTTTTGAAGTTATTGGTTTACCTGTCATTGAAGAAACCGATACTGGGCAGCCAGCTACAGGCAAAGATGTATTAAAAGCTCTGAAGAACCATACGGATTCTGACGAAGAGAAGGCATTACTGGATGCTCTGATGAATAGAGCACAGGCAGTTAAAATCCAACAAACCTTTATCCCTGCTTTTATGGATGCCGAGCCTCTACGAGACAATATTGCTTTGTTACAAGGTAGTTTTAATCTAGGTGGGGCAGTATCAGGTAGGATGTCTTCATCAGACCCAAATTTGCAAAACATTCCGAGCGGCTCTGAGTACGGTAAAAAAGTAAAAGAGTGCTTTGAAGCGCCTAGTGGTTGGCTCTTTGTGGGGGCAGACTTTAATTCCCTAGAGGATTATATCTCTGCTTTAACCACGAAAGACCCTAATAAGCTTAAAGTTTACCTGGAGAAGTTTGACGGACATTCTTTAAGAGCGTTCTCATACTGGCCTCATAAGTTTCCATTCGATGAGTTAACTCCTGAACTTAGCTTTAAAGTTAAGAAAGACCCTTTATTAGATGCAATACGTAGTGCTTCAAAAGCTCCTACCTTTGCTCTGACTTACCAGGGAACTGCAGCAACTTTGGTTAAGAACTGCGGCTTTACTATGGAAGAAGCGAAACGTATCGAAGCCAATTACCACGAACTCTATGAAGTTTCCGATAAGTATGTTGAGAAACGATTAGATCAAGCCATGGTAGATGGTTATGTAGAAGTAGCCTTCGGTTTGCGGTTACGTACTCCATTACTGGCCCAGGCATTGAAAGGTGTCAGTAATAAAGGCGGTGCTATAGCTGCTGAAGGACGTACTGCAGGGAATGCCCTTGGTCAGAGTTACGGATTACTCACCAATAGAGCTATGAATGCTTTCATGAAGAAAGTATGGGCGCACCCAGTAATGCGTACCAACATTGTACCAGTAGCCATGATTCATGATGCTCTCTATTTCATGGTTAAAGATAATCCTGAAGTAGTGAAATGGCTTAACGATAACTTAATCGAAGAGATGCAATGGCAGGAACTGCCTGAAATCCAACATGATGAAGTGAAGTTGGGTGCCGAACTTGACGTGTTCTGGCCGGATTGGTCGAAGGCTTTGACCATCCCCAATGAAAGCTCAATCTCAGACATAATAAAGCTGTGTCAAAACCATATTGAAAATCTTAAAGGAGAGGTTGCATGAAATCCTCATCTGTAGACCATTTATTTGAAAATTCTTTGAAATATACAGATATCCCCAAAGTCAGTTTAGCTAAAGCCCGTAAAGAGGGTTTGAAATACTACTGGACTGATGAACCTTGTAAGCATGGGCATGTGTTCTTTAGACGTGTAGATACGCACAAATGCGTAATGTGTCAAGACAGGCATCACGTAACCCATCAAACCAAGAAAGTTACAAAAGCCTCAGAAAGTGCAGTTAACGGTAACTTAAGACGAGCTATCGAGAACAAGCTACTTGATCTGCAGTTAGCTAAAGAGGAGGTTTGGTAATGTTACCGAAAACCAAAAAGATTAGTGGCCGGGATTTGGCTACTGAAGTGTGGATTGGTGCTAACATAGCCGTAGTTATTGTAGTGACTATTACTGTACTTACGGCATTCTCATTATGAAGAAATGCCCTAAGTGTGGTGGCGATTTCCATGTATTCACCAGTTTGAACTACAAACAGTGCTCTGTCTGCGGGGAGAAGTATGACTTCTTCCTAAAGCCAGGGCAGAAACCCTTAATCCAACACCAACGATAGGAGTAAAGTATGTCTGAACCCTTCTTGCAGAAAGGAGAAGACCTCTCACAACATATTAGTGACTGCATTGAAACCTTAACTTTCTTTAAACAAGTAGTTGAAAGTAATCCAGATTTTGAACTGGATATTGGATTTCGATTTGTCACAACCCATGAACATGCTGAGTTATTCAACCAGATTTTAAAAGAGCATTACGGAGACGACGCGGTTTCTGAAGGAATAGAATCTTTTGAAGAAGATACCCGTTTCCTGCATTAACACAAATAAATTAAAAAAGTCAGAAAAAACTTTTTTAAATACTTAAAAATGATCTTGTTTTAATTCATTAGGACAAATCATGGCTATAAAAATAGATAGAGCGTTAATGAAAACAGATATTCGTGAAGGTTACGCAACCATTAAGAGTCAAATCATGAAAGGAAAACTATTCTGGTTTCTACCAGGAGGTGGAATTACCACCGACCGCACTAAAGCGAAAGAGTACGCAAAGCGAGTGGATAAGCTAATGCGTGCCAATCTACAAAAATCCAATAAACCACTTATTTAGCGAATATTCTAATGGCAACCCTATAAAATCAGCTAATAGCGAGTGAGGAGGGTTGTCCATGCTTGAGAAGATTCCAGATACATTAAATCTAGTAGGTGCCATAATTATTAGCGTCATTTCAAGTATCGCTGCTATTACACGTAGATTAGCCAAAGGAGAGGAATATAATATTTTCTGGGTAACAAGTGAGTTCTTAACTGCTGTATTAAGCGGTTATTTAATGTACTCAGCTTATCCAGCTATCCAACCTTCAGTTCCTGAATGGTTCACCTTACCTGTAGCAGTAGCTTTTACTGCACACCTAGGAGGCAGGATTTTTCAGGAAGTGGAAACTCAACTACTGGCAAAAACCAGAAAAATTTTAAACTCCAAAGATGTATAACTAGACCACCAGATGCCCCGTTATAGACGGGGTTTTCTATATCTGGGAATCATGGAAATAAAATACATTATGGGGATACTACTATGTCCCACAAAACTTGGTTTTTGCTTATCGCACTAACCGCCTATATAGCTACGCTTCTTCTTGTAGATACAGTAGCTACCCCCCCTTAAAGATAAAGTACAACATTCTTTTCATCGTAACTTAGAAGACTTATGAGGAGCCACTATGTCTTACCACATGTACAACGATATTAATTTTACTATTGAACTTAACGGTCTTGAGTTAGAAGCAGAAGCAGACGTAGAGTATAGTGATTACGTACCCGCTAGAATATATGGCGATCCTCAGTTCTGTTATCCAGAAGAGGGAGGAGAGCTTAATATCATCAGTTTACGCTTAGTGCGTTATGGTGCTGATGATGTAGATATAACCTTCCTTCTTAGGAGCCTTCCGGCTCTCCGTGAGAAAATGGAACAAACACTTGAAGAAATAATCAAGGAAGACAAATTCGAGGATTTTTAATGCACCAATTAACTAATAGTTTTGAACAATTTATTTCCGCTTCTCCTTTCTCTTTTAGTACAGAGAAGTGGACTTGCCCTAAACATTTTTCACCTATCCCAGGAATGTACCGTAAGTATGAAACTGAATTGGCTTGGCAATCTTATTTAGCTGGTTATGAAGCTGCTAAGAAAGAAGCAAATTAACT